GATCCAGAAGTTGCTGCAGCTAAAATTCTTGAGTTGTTACTAAATTCAACACTTCCTTTATTCAATGCTTTAGTTCCAGGTTGTAAAAAGAATGGAATATTTTCAAGCATTAATGTAACTCTTGCTAACATTTCTCGAGCAGTTGCTCCTTTGTTAGCAAGAATCGCAACAGTTTTTTCTGAATTAAAAAGTGCAAACCATAAAAGATAAGCACAAGCTGATATAGATTTTCCTGACTGTCTACATGCTAAAACAATGTTGAATCTATTTTTACTAAAAGAATCAAACATTTTCTTTTGATATGGGTATAAATCAAAAGGAACTAATCCTTTATCAAGAGAAATAACTTTACAATATCGCTGGGCAAAATACACAGGGTCTTTCATACACCTTGAATACTCTTTTACCTCTTCTGCGGTCCATGATTGAACAACGCCATCGCGTTTTACGTTGTTATTACCTAGGTAACTCTGTATTTGGTTCAGCATCAATTATTTTCTCTTCATCTTGTAATAACCTCTGTAAATCAGCAGTAGATCCAAGGAAAACATTATTATTTGTTATCTGTTTTACTTCCTCTTTATCTTCTTTACTAATATCTTTATTTTTTATATTTAAATCCATTAACTTATCGTTAACGTCTGCAAGGTTTTTTACCATATTAGATAAAACTTCAAATGCTCGAGGATGCTCTGATTCGCGAGCAACTTCAATCATGAGATCAAGAGATTGTTTTCCTTTTTCTAAAAGTTCATAATAAGTGTCTCTTGAATAATCATAATCATTTCTAACTTTTTCATTCATCTAATTTTACCAACTCTCTATTTTTGAGATGTTCGGCCTCCACCATATGTTTTGCTTGACCATAATAATACACAGCATGATGTTTCTCAATGAGGTAATCGTTTAAAGATTGATCTGCAAAACTACTTGTTCTCCAAATTTCTCCAAGTATTCGACCGAATTTACCTTTAGCATCATACTCTTTTGTTTTAAGGATTAACCATTCGTCATCAGTAAATCTTTCAACATAATGTTTTGCAGCTAATCCATACTTTTTTTCTACTTTATCACTTGTTCTTGATTCAGGAGTATCAATTCCAGACAATCTTACTCTTTCATCTTTTAGCCATACACCAAAACCTAAATCAATATCAACGTCGATTGTATCACCATCGACTACTTTTCTTAGCTTACATCTATATTCATACATTATGGAGCACTATCCAAATAAGTTGTTGTAAATCCAAAATCACTATCTGCTAATCCAATTGCTGAGAGAGGATCTGGGTTAATTCTTAAAGTTTCTATATATTGATCACTATCTTGTAAACCTGTTTCCATATTAAACAGTTGAGCATCTGCTTGACGTATAACACTTTTAGTTGCAATAGGTCCATAGAAATTTACTTTCATTTCAAAATCTAAAGTATATATGATTGTACGACGAGCTTCTTGTGGTCCTTCAAAATCATCAGTAAATGATACACCTTGAATGATAATTGGAACATCTTCTTTAAATGTGGGATATTCTGTTTTAAAAGGAAATATCGAAAGAGTATATTGTGGATTAAATGTAGGAAGAATTTGTTCTACAATTTGTAAAGCGTCATCTTGTGTCTTAGAATAGATATTTAGTTGAAAATTAATACTATATGGGACTGGATTATTAAATTTTTGTCTATTTAAACTAGAAGATCCTGTTGTATTAAAATTACCAACTTTTGCAAGTTGTCTTGTATTATCATATGCAAATGAAATAATTTCGAAAGACATGCGAGGTAATTTAATTGCTATTGTATTAGCTTTTTGTAAATCAGGTACTTCACGAATTCTTTCTAAATATTTATTTTTAGGTGCATAAGATAATGGTACTTTTATTTGGCTTGTGGATCCACCATCAGTTTGATTTCTACGTACAACATAAAGGTTATTAAACAATGTTCCAAACACTGCAACCGATTTACGTATTCTTTCATGATAGAAATGAGAACCAAACATTATTTCATTAACCTTTTCATTGCTGCTAGTGCCTTTTTACCGTCAGGGTGGTTTGGATTAATACTTACTGGTTCGCCATTCACAAGTTCAGATACATTAACCGATTTACGTAAAGCTGCAATTGCTTTGTGTAAAGGATCTCTTGAATCATATCTTGTTTCAAATCCCGGCTTACCACGAACCTCGACCCATTTAGAATCACCTTTGTTCCACATTTTAAGCACATCTTGTGACTTACCACGGATAAGCTTTAACTTAATACCTTCCGAAATATATGTTTTAAAACCAATCACAGTTAACCTTTATAAATTTTCTGTAGATGCGTTTCGAATTGTTCCACTTTCGTTAATCTATCAGGCCAAAGAATATACTCTTTCTCTGGATTCTTTTTTAGATTGTTCAAAAGAGGAACAATAGCATTATATAATCTATCTAATTTATCTTGATAGCCAGCAGAAGCAAGTTTAGCATCTTCAGCTACTTGTTGTGTTTTTTGTACAGCTTGTAATTCTTCTTCATCAACAGCTGTAAATCCAAAATCAAAAATATCATCCGTCATTAGGATCTCCAAATGGGTTGTCTTCACTAAAATCTAAGAAATCACCAGCAAAGTCTTCGAAGTTATTATTTTGTTCATTAGCAGATTGTTTTATATCTTCAGTTACACTATTTACAGTATGAGTTGTATTTGGTTCAACGAGACGTGTTATAGTTCCAGGTACCCATTCATGGAAATTGCCATCATCGGCACCCGTATGAACAATATGAAGTTGTAATGTACTTGATTGCCATAGAGATACTTCACCTCGTATTGTAGTCGTAGCAAGTTGTTGTTCTATATTATCGCCTACAACAAATGTAGCTGATGCTTCTGACGCTGCTAAAGTTAAAATATATGTAAACGCAACAATTTTTTCACCTTCATCAATTTCTGTAAGACCCGTATCATAATCTTCATCACTATATTCTGCAAGCTGAACTCTTAATTTAAATACTGGTAAATTACTTAATTGATAAAAAGGTTGTTCATGTTCAACATGTGTAATTTGAAATAACTTATGACTTAAAGGTAAATAAATCATATCACCTTCAAGCGGTCTTACTGAAGATACAGTTTCATCTAAACGTTGCACCTGTTGTATCCATCTTCGCCGTGATACAATTAACGTAGCTTCGTCTCTTATTTCAACGCCAAATCGTGTAAAAAGATCACCTTCTCCATCAAATCCTTCAGTGTTCTCAATATACATTTCAATTTTATGTGCAGAACCAAAACGAGCTGGTACTTCATCACCAAGTATTTTATCTTCTCCAATTAAAGTCCGAGGCAAATAGTAGACATCTTGACCATACATTTTTAATGACTCTATGATAATATCTTCATAGAGATTTTGTTCTGATCTTACTGTATCGGAGAAATAAAAATTGCGCATATTAACCTACAAAGAAATCAGCTGGCATTTCATGCTCTAACCTAATTCTTTCCCTTAATGATTCTATTTCTTGTCTAGCATCATCAAATAATTGTCTACCATTAATAGTCACTCCACCTGGTAATTGCATACCTTCAAATTTAATAAGATTCATACCCCATTGTTCTTTAATTAAAGCAGTAGTATAATCTTTAAGCCACATATCATTATATACGGAAGTATATGTATTTGGATCTACAATTTGATATGATTCTGCAATAAGATAATCATCCTCTTTAATATCATTATCTTGAAAATCTCCATGAATATAAAGTCGCCCTTGTCTACGCGAAAAAGTTGTCTGAGGTGTACCATTCAATGTCATATCTAAAACAGAAAGATATTGCTGTAATTGTTCATAATAAGCAAGATCACCCGCAAAGTTTTGCATATCAGCAATATCATTTAACATCATCTGATATTTAATATCAAAGAAATTATGCGAATAGCTAAATGAACTTGCTAATGGAAATAATCGTGATACAAATATAATGTCTGATGAAATTGGAATATACTCATTCACAATGTCAGCAGCAGTTACTTGATGTTTAAAATATGTTTTTACAGTTGCGTCAGAATGAAACTCTTGATAATATTGTAAAGCTTCGTCTACGCGATCTTCTACCTGATCATCATCGACGTTGATCTCAAGCACAGGATCACCTAACCGTCTTTTACAATATTCTATGAGTTCTTCTCTTGTAGATGGTGTAGCCATAGAGATCTCCGTTTAAATTATCTATGACTATTTATATAAATTTTTTCTTATAAAATGATAATCCGCATCTGGTCCATAATCAACTATTTGTTCTACAAATCTAAATCCAATTTCATCGAGATAATTAAAAGTTTCTTCTTTGAGAGGAGCTCCTTCATTGTATTCTTTCGATTGAGCTTCAATAATAAGATGTGTTACGCTTTTTAAAGTTTTATATGCACCCTTTAAAATTTCTTTTTCTGCTCCTTGTACATCGATTTTAATCATATCCGGAAAAGGAAAATCATTTAATTCTACTAATTCATCTAAACTAATAGTTCCCATCTCTCTATGATCATTATATAGTTCTTTATTATTTTTTTCAATATACATACTTCCTCCAGCAGGATGACTAACATTTGTATAAAAAGTTTTTATATTTTTGTCATCACTTAGCAAAGCAATTGCATATTCAGTTCCATGATATTCATATACATCTTTATATTCTTCAAGAGCATCAAAGGCAATAAATCGACAACCAGGCCAAATTGGTCGCGCAACACTAGTCCAATGTAAACAACTTGCTCCGATATCATAAATTATTCGAGGTTCAAAATTCCATCTATTTTTTAAATCATTTAAATAAATTTTATGATATGGAGGCAATAAGTCTTGTTTTGACATTTCAATCAAATCATAATTAATTTCTCTTGCGTCAGGACTTTCTTCATCAGCTTTATAATTGATTTGAGGTTTAAACTCATAATTTCCTTTATGTCCACAAATTAATGTAGTATCAACCCATACTTCAAATCCATGTTCTTTTGCTCTATCACAAAAATAAACATCTTCAGAGTAAGTAAACTTATGATCTAATGCAGATTTATATTTAAAATGTGGATAAGGTATTTCATTAAATACCTTACCTTTAATCAGAACACAACCGAATCCACAACCCTTTACTTGCATTAATCCATGTTTTAATTGATCACTCGGTATATTTCCATTTTCGTCATACAATTCTAAGATTTGTTCATCGTGTTTTCTTTGCATATAAACAGCAGAAATAATATCTTTGTCAGCTTCATATAATTTAATAAGAGCATCTTGCGGTAAAATCATATCACTATCTACGCAAAAGACGTAATCATAATTTTTTCCCCACTCTGCAATTAGATTACGTATTTGATCAATTTGATAGCCATAGAAAAATTCAAAATGAGTCATAATCCTACTTGGTAGATCTAAATTATAAATCGATTTAAATGTTTCTGGTTCAATACCTTTATTAGTAGGAACTGCAATTAAAATCTTTTTCATTTCTTTTTCTTCTCTATTTTGATATGATGTATAAGCATTTTCATTTTGATCCACTGGATTTACTTTAAAGTCATTAAGCGGATTTACATCATTATAAAAACACATTATTTCTTTTACAGCTTTTATTTTTTCAGGAGATACTTTTTCTATTAATTCATAAAATAATGGATTATCTGCTCCGCTTTTCATATATCCATGACCAGACTCTCCAGGTTTTTGAAAGACTATATTCTTTAATTCTTTATAATGTTTTCCTAAAACCGTTCTCAGATGTGTATAAGGAATTTTCCAATTAAATAAATGCCTTCGATATGATTTTTCTTCTTTTACTTTTTGTGGATAATCTTGAGCAATTAATGGAATATTATCAACCATACTCCACATTGATCCATATGTAAATTCGATTCCTTCATGATATAATTGATTATAATATTTAAAAATAGTAGGATTATGTACTAAAAAATCATCTCCATCTAAAAGCATGACAATATCATCATCTTTAATTTGATCTTTTACTGAAAGCTGATTAAATACACATCCTTCTCTTTCATTATTTCGAGTAATTTTTCTTTTTATATTTTCAGGAGTACCAACTATATTTGTAGAATTATCATCAATGAGAAGATGCACATAATTATCATAATCTTGTTGATCAATAGATAAACAATGATCGTAGATATAATCATCAGCATTTCTAAATGGTGAGACTACTACAATTCTTTTTTCAGAATAAGTTGTTCTATATTCTGTTCTTTCAACACCATTTTCAAATCTTCTTCCATAGATTCTTTTCACTTTATCATTTATAACTGAAACTTTTCTATAATCATCTACTGGTAAATATTTTTTTAATTTTCTATAGAGATGTTGTTTCCATTGTAAAGCGACTGTATCCCATCCATATATGTCATCAATTACATCACAATAATTTTGTTTTTGTTGTAACAAATAATCATTGTGATATGCTTGTATTGTCATATCAATAAATGA